TTACAGTTTACCAACAACAGAACCAAATTCGATTACAGTATTCTTTTCTTCCCCTACCCCTTAATACCTATTTTCAACGTCACGCCGATGAAACATTGATTGCGCAATTAAAAACAACAGCGCAAGAGTTATCGGAACAACATCCGGTTATCATTTTCAATCCTAACCAATATCGAGAAAATGAAAAAAGCACAATAGCCTGTTTAATTAAAACCGAATTCCCGCTAAGACGAGAAGATGAACGTACGCCTTTCTTATTTCAATCTATTCCGGACACCATTAAGCCTTACCTATGGCCGGAAGATAATTCCGCCGGCCAATGTTATGCCATCATTAATGCCGAAGTGAGCTTTTGGTTTCCACAGCGTTTTGAGTTGGATGATATTCATTACGCTTGTTTATTTAAAGGTGAAGAGGGAGAAAAGAGAAAAAGAACTGCGCCTTATTTGTTGCACTTACCGGAAAATCATCCTTTTGTTGAAGAACTGTGCAGTGAAAGCCCGAAAGGAAAAGAGCAAGAAGACGGGTTTCAGCAATGGAATAAGCCGTTTGGCTTTTTCTTTCGCTCTCATGCCAAATTTGATGAGCTGTTACACCATTTCAGAAAATTTATCTACATGCCAACCTATGACGGACGTTTGCTCTATTTTCGCTTTTATGACCCGACAGTATTGGAAGACTATTTTGACCGTTTAATGTATTACCCTAAAAAGCTCGCAACGTTTTGGGGCGGCGGGTTAATAGACTCAATTAGTTTACCTAAAGGCCATCATGTTGTGCATTATGCGCCAACAATGGAGTTTGCTAAAATAACACCAGCTAAGAAGCAGTTTGATAGGTTTGAGATGAACGTCATTGTCGATGAAAGAAATGCTTCTCTGCTAACAGATTTAGTCAATGAACTGCTAGAAACCACACCTATTCTAAACGATTACTATGAAAGAGAGACCATTGAAAAAGTCGTTCAACATTGTTATCGTCTTTGCAAAACTCATGCTTTGTATCAAACTATTGATATTGGCCTGCTAACCTTGCTAAGTTTAGCCTATGGTAATGTGATTGACAGATTAGATCCAGAAAAGAAAATTAATCAAATTTTACAAAGTGACATCACTGAACAAAAAAAACGATACCTTATAAAACAACGGATAAGCGTTCTAGAAAATAAAAATATTATCCGTAATAAATTGGGAGCAAATTTACATGGCTAATACCACTACACAACCATTCTATCATCAATTCGAAGAAGCCCACCGTTCTGAATCAACCAAGATGGGCACTGCAGCTTGTCGTACTAATATCATTATTCATCATAAAGATACACTTGATCGTCCTTTACCTGCAGGAATTATGGTCAAAGTTTATGACCAAGATGGTGGGGTTTCTTACGGTGAAATTGATAAAAATGGAGATAGTCACCATTTGAGCGTAAAGTGCGGTCTGATTTCCTGGCAATTAATGAGAGGTCCTGATACCGCACCAAAATACGACCGTCATAAAAAAGACGGCAGACAGCTTACTGATAAAGATGAACAAGCATTTTTTAATGATTCAGACGGCTATGTACTTATCAAAGCAAATGATGAAAAAACTAAAGACCCGCGATTACAACTTGCTAAACCACTAAAAGTGTTTGTTTCGGTAAATGCAAAAGAAGTGAAGGCAATCTATCTTCCCCCACCGATTTTATTGAATTTGCGTTTTCGTCAAAATAGTGAGACGAGATTATCTACAAAACAACTTGAACAGATTAAAAAGGATGGTAACACCGCTACTTTGTTTATTCATGGCTACAATGTTTCACTTGGACATATTGGAAAATTTCCACAATCGGAAGATTTTGGCGAGCTTCCAGAATATTCAAACTTACCACCCTCCGATCAGGTTCAGCGACCTTATTTGCATTATGATAACAAGGCGATTGGTCAATTGGCGACAAATACACTCCTTGAGCAAGCGAAAGAGGATGACAATATTTATGTTAAGCACATTTACGATGAGGTAGATTTAAAAGTTAATGGTCATAAAGCTTTAGGTTGGTTTCCACATGTTGAATATTATTTGAATTTAGCTGCATCTGGTAAATTAAATTATGATGATCCTTTTACTGATTGGGATAAATATCACCGAATTATTGGAGTGACTTGGTCTGGTAGCGTTGATCCTTCCATGGTGTTTTTCAGAGCGGAAATGTATGCTAACGAAGCAGGGCGAGAGCTCGCAAAGGTATTGATAGAGTTATTTAATGAAGGCATTAAAGTTAATATTATTACTCATTCATTAGGTGCCCGAGTTGCATTAAGTGCATTGAATATTTTAGGTGATTTTGACGGGGCCTATAATGAGAAAATTGATAATCTGATTATGTGGGAAGCCGCTGTCGCTGATAATGCAATCACTGACACATATACTCGCGTGAAAAATCCGGTGGCAATGGAACTATTTCCTTATGCACATAAAACAGTGAAATATCTTCGCGTATTGTATTCACAAGAAGATGGAGTGTTGGATGGTGATAGTCGTGGTGGAGATAAGGAATATACCGGTTTAATTGGTGGAGCTTATCCGATGAAATATTCCTCTCTAGCAAACACCACTGGAGCCTTAAAAGATTATTACTATAAGTTAAATTTAATTGGTGAGTATTATGAAAATATAGAACAACTCCGACGGAACGTCCTAATACATCGGGGAAGCCTAAACCAGGACGACATTGCGGAATATAACAATATAGAAAACACAGTGAAAGGACGGGAAATAAAACAGAAGATTGAAAAATTACTGATGGAAGAAGCCAATGATGTATCCTCTGATTTAAAGAAGCCATTAAACTATTTGAAACCTTGGAGCCATTATCGTCGTTTTCGTCCTGATGATGAGTATTTTAAACATATTGTTGATGTGCTGACTTACCAGGTATTTAACAATTGGACGATTTATATAAAAAATATGTGGGTGCGTCCTGCGTTGGGGCATCAAGGAAATCGTTTGTCTGTTGAAGGTATTGGGTATAAAAATAAAAAATTAACAGAACTTCAAAAAGAGGAAGGGTTTGATCAATTTATTAATGGCAATACCAGTAGTGAAGAAGATAAAGAAGACAAAAAATTCAATTTCTTTGATCAGAGTAACTATTTTATTTCGCACTCGGCAATGCGGGAGTGGGAGTGGAAGGCATTGGATACCCAAAAGGTTTTTCCTGATATCTACAAAGAAAGCTATAAAAATCAAATTATGGATAGATGGATAAAGGCTAATTCAAACTTTGGGAGATATAAAAAATGATTACTAAGTTAAAATTAAGAGTTATTGTATTAGCTGTTATTCTATGCGTTATTTTATTTGCTATATATAAATATTTCAGCACTGCACCGGTACTTTCGTTAAGTGTTTCAACCGACGGGCGTTATGTCATTAGTGCTCATGCTACGGAAGATGCCGATAGACATAAACCTATTGGTCAGTTGGTGTTATGGGATATTGAGAAAAAGGAAAAGACAATACTTGCCCGAAATGCCAACGCGTTTAGTGCCTTTTTTATTCCTGATAGCCATGAGTTTATGTGGCAGGATAATAAAAATATTGTGCATATTCAAAATGTAGAAGGAAAAGAAATAGAAAATTTCCCACACTTTCAAGTGAAAACGCATATTATGTCAGCAGATAAACAATTTTATCTTTCCTCTAATATGGAAGATAACGGGCAGCTTTATAAAGGGTATGGAAAAGATTTAGTACCAGTTTATACCGATGGAAGTTTCCCTTTCCCATTAACTTTATCAATGAGTAAAGATTATTTTTTATCTGCAACAGCAGCTTGTTCAGTTGGCAATTCTCCTGTTGCGGAAACTAACCTAACAGAAAATCCAATTAATCCTAACAGTAGTAAAAAAGGAAGTTATGATGAAATTACTTTATGGAATAGGCATACTTTAAAGCCTGTCGCTAAATTGAATGGAAATTGTGGAAAAACTACCGGTTTAATAAGTCCTAATGGTGATTGGGTTGTGACAGGAGGTGAAAATATTAGGAATTATATGTGGGAAATTCATAACATTATGAATAGACAACGCCTATCATTAAAGTTTGATAATATTCCCGAAAAATTGAAAGAAAAACAAATTACGAAAATCAGTGTTATTGCTTATGCTTTTGTTACAGATACAGAATTTGTTGCACTGAGACAAAGTGGTAATTATGACGGTTATGGCGATGAAATTGCTGCTGTCTATACTGTAGGTGAACCTCAAATTAAAGGCTATGTAGAAATCGGCAACGACCCGAGTATTTCAACAAATTACTATCAGAGAAACCTCAGCGTTTCCTCTTCTCCGAAAGCTCATATCCTCGTCACCGGGCAAGCCACCGGCGGTGGAATTAATGTGTATAAATATCATCCTGAGAAAATGGAGTTAGAGAAAATCTGGGTGGCAGATTAAATGTTAAAAGTGCGGCTAGCATTTCGAATGTTTTTTAACCGTACTTTCCTTAATGGTATAATTCACTCCATATAATATTTTTATGTGATACTCCGAAGGTTAGAGTGATGATTAAAGTTATTGTTGGTATATTCCTTGTTTTAGTTATATTTTTAGTTGGAGCGTTGATATCAGGGGATATTATTGTCTTTTTTGCGTGGTGGCTTTTACCAGCTTATGCGGTTCTTCTGATCATCTATTTTGCTTTATATGCGGTTATAGGAGTAATAACTGATAAGCCATTAGCAACTAAAATAAAACTTCTGTTAATTATTCCAACCATAAGCATTCCTTGGGGATATACTAAATGGACAGAATATCGAGATGCCCAAAGCGTGCAAGAACAAAAGATACAACGTGAACACGAACTAGTTGAAGCCTTAACAGATCTTCCGCCCAATGCAGAGATTGGGGAATATGACTATACGCTTTATGCCAAAACCGATAACTTAAAAGACGAACATGGTAATCAACCTACTTTTAAATGGGGAAACTTTGAGCTGACTTCTTTCAAAGCTCCCATAAACTATGATCAGGTTGATGTGATAAGTCTAACTCAGCCAAAAGAATTGCCTCATGGCATAAAATGTACACATGAACTAGGCTTTAAAAGGAAAATGCAAGAAGATGTAGAAAAAGGCCTACCTGCTGAAGAATTTGAGTTTGCTGAATGTAAAGTAGCAGAATTCTCCTTGATGCTAAATCAGCAGCAGATTCAGCTTAAAGATTTTATGCTTTATTACAATTCGGGGCTTCCGATCTATAAAGAGAAAATAACCACCAAACTTGCGGACTTAAATAGCTTACCTAATCCTTATTGGACGGCGAGACCTCAAGGATACGCTAGAATTGGAGATGAATGGATTGCCGATGATCTCTTTCTGATTTTAAATCAAGAAGGTAAGCCGATGATTCTTATTGGTTCAGCAAAACATCAGACGGGGTTAAACAACACTAAAATCGATCAATGTGTCATTAAATCCCCCGAATTTGATGTGCTTTTAACCGATCTCCAAAATGAACAAGCAACCTTGCATGTCATTAAGCAGTTTAGTCATGCTTTTGCTGAATCTTGCCCAGAGACAATCAAAACTTCGCTCACTTACTCTGCTAATCCGCGTAAGAAATTACAAACCACTAAAGTAGGTGAAATGAAAGAGCATCCAATCTTAAACATTTTCACGCATTTAGATGATAGTGCGGAGGTAGATTGGTCGCCTGAATATCCATATTTAGAGCAAGTTGTGAGCCGAGAAAAAACGTTTTCTTGGGGAGATGTGAATCTGTTCTCGTTTAGAAGTACACCTTCTGCAGTTTGGGCTCAATTTGCAGACGATAACAAAAAACTCGGCGCTTTCTCGTGTAGAAAAAATAGCAATGCTTCTTTTATGCATCTTTTAGAACCAGTTGATAATACGCTGGCTTACCATAATTTTGCATTAACTGAGTGTACAAATGCTGAGGGTGCATTATGGCTTGAAAACAACCCAATCCAAGCCACTAAAGGACAAGTAGAATACGTTGATACAGTCAATAAATTACAACATCAAAGCGTATCTAATACATCTAGGTTGATATTTACACCAACATATCATGACCAAGCTATTTTAACCCTCAATGGATTTCCATTTTATTTACAGCACGCGCTAACCGATCCGCAAGGGAAAATCATCACATTAGTCGGAAAGATTAGGCCAGTGAATAATCAAGGACCTATCACGTTAGGGAAATGTGTGGATGCTTATTCACAGTTAAAATTGACACATTTTTCAAACAAACAAGTGAATGTTTCTGTTTTTGAACATGAAAATTGGGAAAACCTTCTTCAAGAGAATAAGACACCAGAATGTGAATTGAGACAGATTAGCTACCAAATAGAAATATTAAAATAATAGAATTATATAGTAAAAGTGCGAATTTTTACCGCACTTTTATTAGGAAAATTATTGTTTTTCTGAGAATAAATAACTTCAAGTGTAGGCGATAACTAAAATTTTTGAAACGGAATAGAAGTTCTATTTAATAGTTTGGATAAAATACTTAATTATTAAATGAGATATTGACTATTCGATTAGAATAAATAATGGTGCCCGAAGCCAGACTTGAACTGGCACGCCTCGAAAGGCGAGGGATTTTAAATACCATAGTTAAACCAGTATAAACAATAACTTATAGCAACATTAATTGCTTGCTCGTGCAAATAAGGGCATATAAAGGTAAATATAAGACAGAACCGCCAGCCAATCGCCAGTAAAATAGAGGGGAAAGTACAAGGGATTTTTTGAAAAATAATCCCTTTTTACTGTGCAGGATTAGAAAGCGGGTTGAATTTGACCGCACTTTCTAAATGCGAAGGGGCGAAGTGCGCATAACGCATTGTCATTTCGATAGTTGAATGACCGAGGATTTCTTTCAACACTAAAATATTTCCACCGTTCATCATAAAATGGCTGGCGAAGGTATGGCGTAACACGTGGGTAAGTTGCCCTTTTGGCAATTCAATTTTGGCACGTAAAACGGCATTTTCAAAGGATTCGTAAGCATCATTGAATAATCTGCCACGCTTTTTCGGTAGCATATCGAACAATTCTTTACTGATCGGCACAGTGCGGTTTTTCTTTGATTTCGTATTCACGAACGTGATTTTATACGGCATAACTTGTGATTGGGTCAGCGTTTCCGCCTCACTCCAACGTGCACCAGTTGCCAAACAAATTCGCACAATCAAGCCCAAATCAGCATTGCGGGAGTTATCGCACTCAGCTAATAAACGGTAAATATCCCGCTCATATAAAAACGCTAATTCTGTTTCTCGTTCTTTAAACAAGCGCACACCATCAAGGGGATTCTCAGCCGTCCACTTGCGCAATGATTTCAGTTCGTTAAACACTGCTCGCAAGTAAGCGTGTTCACGATTTACTGTGGCTTCTTTCGGGGGCTTGTTTTTGTTCGTGGAAAATTCGCCATCAAGGCGGCGTTTGCGGTAGTCGGCAAAGATTTCAGCGTTAAATTCATTGGCAGGAGGATCGCCTAAGTTCGCGCACAAGTTCTTTAGTTTGGCTAAACGAGCCTCACCGTCCGACAACGTTTTACCGTGCAAATCAAACCATTCCTGCACATAAAAACTTAACGCAGGCAAATCGCTTGATTCTAAAACTTGTATAGAATCAACCGCACTTGTCGTTTGTTCTTTGGCTTGATTGTAAAAACGTAGCGCATCGCCTTTAGTTAAAAACCATTTACGCGAGCGCTTACCGTTTACATAAACTTCCGCAAGCCATTTTCCGTTTTTTGTGTCTTTACGAACTGCCATTTACTTTTTGTGTATTTTGTGGGTTATAACAAGGTTTTCGCCCGCTATTTTAGAAAGAAGTTTAAAACTTGCTGATAGAGACTCACTCAGGACATTATCAAATGTTAGTTTGTGCATAATATTAAATGGTAAAATAGTTTCCTTTGTAATATCAGGATTAAACAGCATTTTCTTGCCTTGTATATTTATATTCAAATATTTGCTTATTTCTTTTGCAAAGTTATTTAAACTATTTCTTAGGTCTAAATATAAATTATCTATTTCTTTCTTTTCTGTTGAATCAAAGAAATAAAACTTAATTATGGAGCTTTCAATAATTGAGAGTTGATTAAATAAGGAAATGTAAGTGGTTAAAATTTTTTCATATCTAATTGTGTTTTCAGTATGATTAAACTCAACCATTAAATGATTAATGATGCTATCGTAAGTTATAAGGTTTTCTACTATTGCGCTTTTGGCATCGGGGGTTTTCTGCTCTTTCCATGATTTTGCAACTTTAGCAGAAATGAATAATATTCCACCAGTAAAAAACATTCCTAAAAAAGCAGAAATCGAACTAATCCAATCCGTAACTTTAGAATCTAACCCTTTAACCAAAGATTTCCAATCAGCAAAACCGACACCAACTAATAAACCAATGACAAGCCCTAAAAATAATCCCAGGTAGATTTGACAGTGTTCTTTTAATGCGTTAAATAGATATTTCATTACGGTAAATCTTCCCCATTATTCGGATATTTACAGCGTCCTAAACGATTTAATGCCATTTTCCAACCTTTCCAAAAACCGTGTTTCTGCAAGGCTAAAATAGCGTAATTTGAACAAGTAGGCGTAAAACGACAAGCACCACGAAGTTCACGCGGTGCTATTCGTTGATAAAACAAAATGAATTGAATGCTAAGCCAAACCATTACACAGGTTTTCTAAATGTGATCACGTAATAATTTACAGGAAATGATTTTTGCCCAAATAGCGCAGCTAAACAGCCAGGTTTTTCTTGTACACCAATTTCATCTACACGTAAAAATTCCCAGCCATTCTCAGCGTATTCATTGACAACATTTTGCAAATAGTAGGCCGCTGCATTGTGTTTTTCTTTTTTATTCACTTCAATATTTGGTGGAATTTGAACCATTTTATAAGTGTAAGCCATAATTAACTCCTTAGTGTGTTGAGGTATATTCTTTTAGTTCTTTAAGATCAGAAAACCGCTTGCCGTTAAATTTTATTTTTCCGTTCAAGTGATATTCTTTAAATTTTTTATTTCTTCCGTTAGGCAGTTTCAAAGTGAGGACGTAATAGAACCCCACATCATCGTCACCATCTAATTCTAGATTTACAAGTTCGCCAATCTGTTGTTTAGAATTGCCGTTACTGGTTATGTATTCAATTTCTACAATATTAGAATTTGTGTGCGGTGTTGTTTTAGGTTTTGATAACTTGAAGAAAAAGCACATTTACATCTTCTCCATCTTCAAAATCACCTTCCCCACCACATCAATATCACTCAATTCACATTCAAAACTGAATTTGCCGCCGTCCACGCGGATTTTTCCTGCAGGTAGCACAGTGATATAACGGATAAGATGGGAGTTTTCGACGATGACGAAGTATTCGCCATCCACTAAATTGCCGTAATCGCTAGTCGCAAAGTAGGTGTGATTGTCTTCATCAATACGAAACACTTTGTCATAACTTTCACGGCTGTCTAAATTCGGTAAGTAAGGCAAAAGAAAGGGTTTATTTTCCATTATGAAAGATTTTCCACTTTCTAGCTTTATTGTATGAAAATATTTCAGGTCGTCTGAATTATCGAAAATGGGCTCATTTCCATAGGCCACATAATCTAATCTTGCGCCCGTTTCTGACACGCAGCGAATGACTAATTCCGCAGGGAAAAAACCACGCTTAGCCCAAGTGCCAAAGGTACTGTGAGGCATTCCTAAATGATCTGCTAACAATTTTCTATTAGCAAAACCATACGCTTCCATGATGCGAGAAATTACTTCCTTACCACCGATAAATTCTTTCATTGAGCAAAATGACCTTAAAATTATTATTGACAGGGTCAAATGACCCGAAGTATATTTAAAGGGTCAAATGACCCAAATTATTATATACCAATATTTACCAATGGGAGAGTTTAAGCAATGAACAGCCTAAATGCAATTTGTATAAATGTACAGATCCATGCGCCTTACGTCACATTAAAGAAATATGCCGAGCTTACTGGGCTTTCGTTAGACAAAGTGCGAAAGATGAGAGCGGCAGGCGAACTGCCTATCGCAGATAAAAAAGCGGAAAAGGGTTCAGTGTTAGTGAATTTAATCGCGATTGCCAAACAGGCGGCAAAACAAGAATAAAAAACCGCACAAAAGTGCGGTTAGTTTCCAAAAAGATTTTAGTTATAAGGGGAAGACAATGACTAAAACATCAACCTTTAAATTCTTTGTTCAAGAGAAAGTCGAAAGTGGCGAAATCTCCATTGAACAAATCAAAGAAATCACTGCTGTAATTAATCAACCTAATCCCGTTTCGTCAAACGCTCAACAAACGGAACAAGCACATCAAGCAATTCGGGCTGTGTTTGATGGGTTACGTCAATCAGCGCGTGAATCTCATTCTCCACATCATCAAGCAAATCAGGGTGGCGAGAAAGTCCACGCAACAAGCAACCCATCACGCGTTCTTGAAGTGCCAGTTGTAAATGCTGCTGATGAATCTGTGTTTGCATATCTTGAAGCGTTTTTTGCATCTGATCGTTCATCTTCTGAAATCCTTAAATTAAGTAATCGTTTATTTATTTTAGGGCAAGCATACAACAAATCAGGTAAATAAAAAAGCGAGGGCGCGGCAATGTATGTGTCTGAAAACGAAAGTGCGGTAGAAAAATGGCACCGAGAAAATGGCATACCCATGTCGAAAGCAAGAAATAGCGAAGAAACCTTGCATGAAATGGGCTTGAGTAAATATCCAACTGAACGCGCTTTTAATCATCTTTCCGATGAGCAAAAAGGCATGTTAAAAGCGTTAGCAGATATTGAACCATTTGAAGATTATATCTCGCCCGATCTGACTGGCGATAAGTTATGGCATTACAACGAAAAAGGCATTGATAAATTAACCAAAGCCTTTCACGCCATGTCAGCACTTCGCACGCCTTTTCCGCGCGCTTTAACCCGTCGTGATTTTTACAATATCGACCCAAATACAAGGGGGCAATAATGGAAAATAAACTAAATCAACCAAGTACAGAAAATTGCCTAAGTGCCGCACGAAAATGGCGAAATAAATATTGGGCTTATCGTACAAAATGGGAGTTATTTAAAAGACAACAAAATGAAGTTGCCGCCAGTGCCATCTATCACAAGATGGTGATCGCATTAGATAACGTAGGGTATTTAACCAAGAAAGCTGAAGAGTTGGCTCATTAAGGAGATTTTATTATGCAAGAACATTTTATCGAATTATCAAATCGCTACAGCATTAAGTTAAGCGAAACAGAGAAGTACATTATTTACAAAATTGAACTACAAGAAAATGGCACTTATGAACGAGTTGGCGGGAAAGTTTGTAAAGACTTATTCGCGGTGGTTGATACGCTCATTCTTTGTGAATTGATGGGGGATGATATAAATGCGCTATCTGACGTCGCTAAAAAATTAGAAGAAATCTACGCAGAAGTAAAACGCATCACCGAAATTCAAGTCACTTATGCGCAGGCATAAACACTTTTTTTATCTATCATCATTAGTTCTATTCATCTAAATTTTATTTAGATGAATTTAAATCATAAAAAGTTAAAAGTGAATACGAAAATGTGGGAACAGCAACGCGACAACACCGTCACCGCCAAAAATGCACACATGGCGGCGGTTGCCTGTGAACGCCATCAAGCGGCAGAGAATGGGCATAAATTTGACCGCACTTTTCTGCCTTTTGACGAAAGCTGTTACACACCACTGCAGTTGGAGTTGTTTGCCACTAATCCAGCTGATTTTGAGTTTATCGAACAAAAACTTGAAAACCTACCTCGCCAACGTCAGCGTGAATATTTCCGTAAACTTTATCTTAAAGCCTATCGTTCTGTAAAAGACGACGGCTCAATTGCATTTGCCCTCGGCAATAAACAACGCCGCCACGCGAACGATTATTTGCGCGATGTTTTAGATGTGCGTTTGCAAAAAGTCTTTTCACAGTACAACGTGAACATCGATTTTTTGCAAGCGTTCATCAACACCCCACAATGGTTGCTGTCCGTTAAGGATGAAATACAACAAGCCGCGCAGTTCTCCACCGTGCCAACACGTGAAGAATTAGCAAAACACTACAACGAGTTGCATTACAGCGGATTCCGTTTTCAAGTGTTCGGTATCCAGCAAAAGCAAAAACAACTACCTTTCTACTTAATCACCGAAAGTAAGCTGAAAGCGATGGCATATCAAATAGCCACTGCGTTTACACAATTTCAATTTGATTGCACCCACTTTTTAAAAAATGGCATGAATACTGAAGATGAATCAGATATTCAAGGTTATTTTTTTAAACTTTATGAATGGTGCGGCGAAGTTGCGATGTTTATTGGGTTGCCAATCCCTCATTGGGAGAAAAAAGAGCAAGCCAAGAATATCAAATCAGAACATATTGAAAGCACACTAATTAGACTTACCTGCGAAAAATGGTGGTTTAAGCAAATGCGCACCACGCAACGCAGAATGGTTGAACACGTTGCCATTGCCTGTGGCGAGGTGCGCGCCAATGCCGCCAGTTATATTTCCAATCAAAGTTTCCAGGAATGGCAACTGCAACAACGCAAGAATCATGATTACTTGCGCGCCATGATTATTGAAAACATCGACAATCCAGAAGAACAGGTCGAACTTTTCGATATGTTCTTAAAATCATCCTCCAACCCTGCATTACGCCGAAATGAAATGATGGTGCGCTTGCGTGGCTTGGAAGAATGGGCAGAAGAAAACAACAATGAAGCCTTATTTTTAACCCTCACTGCACCATCATCATTCCACGCAGGAAACGGCAATAAAAAATGGTCGGGCGTTAATCCACGAGATACGCAAAACTATCTAAACAAAGTGTGGCAACAGTTCCGTGCTTTGTTAGCAAAACGTGATATTAAATTTTATGGTATGCGCGTGGCAGAGCCACACAAAGACGGCACACCACACTGGCATGCACTAGCTTATGTGCCAGCAGAACATAAAGAAGAAGTCATCCGCTTATTTAAACAAAAAGCCCTAGAGTTAGACGGCAATGAAAAAGGCGCAGCAGAACACCGCTGCAAGGTGGAAGAATGCGATAAAACAAAAGGCAGCGCAACGGCTTACATTGCCAAATACATTGCGAAAAATATTGACGGTTTCGCCCTTGCTGGCGAAGTCTCAGACGAAGACCCGACACTAAGCCTACACGACAACGCATTGCGCGTTCGTGCATGGGCGAGCCGTTGGGGCATTCGTCAATTTCAATTCTACGGCGGCGCATCTATATCAGTTTGGCGCGAATTGCGCAGATTAATCAGCGGTCAAGCCGATGATGAAATTATCAATAAAGCCCAAGCGGCAGCAGGCATAGCGAATGATTATGCCGCCTATATGGAAATTCAAGGCGGTGCGCTTGCTAAACGTACTGATCAACCCATCAAGCTCGATTATGAAACTAAACCTGCTAATAAATATGGCGAACAACGCAAAGCCATTATTGGTTTAGCGAATAGATTCAGCCTAAAACAAGTCATTTCACGCACCAAAAAATGGCAAATAAAAAAACGCCCACAAGATTTTGCACAACGCACAGAATCTATGGTTGAGCGTAGCTCAACCGCTAACAATAGCGCACGCAGTGCGCCTTGGACTTGTGTCAGTAACTGTAACCGCTCAATTATTGAGCAAAAGATCAAATTACTGACACAATCGATCTGCGCCCCGCTTAGCGCACAAAAATTAGACTATTTATTCAAGTACAAACGGCTAACTATAGATAAATACACAGCTATAGAACTCACAAAAAATGATGTGCAGTTAGTGAAACGGAATCAAAACATGATGACGTCGCTTTCACCTGTGCCAAGAAACCTTCAAAAACTCAAAGATTTTCATAAAAACCAACGCATCCAATAGGAGAAAACGCAATGAATAAAAGAAAACAGAAACAAATCAGCCGAATCTTAGCGGCAAAACGGGCGGAAAAGTGCGGTCAAATTAATGCGGAATTGCAAGAAACTATCGAATATTTAGAAGAACGCGTTCACCTATTAAGAGCGCAACTATCTATTCACGGAGAAAACGCAATTAATTTAAAAGCCTATGTTTTAGAACAAGTGATTAATATCAAGCGCCAAATCGTAATCGAACGATGTGGCGAAATATTCTTAGGGCTTGCCAGTGGAATGATTGGTGGGATTATTGGGATATTTATGTGGGTGTTGTGTATTCTTTAGGGGTATATATGGGTTACAGAATTTGTAAAGAACAACCTAAAGAATGGGATGGGGAACATTATTTTACGTGTGAACATTCGCTTAATAGTCGTTCAAAAATATATTTTTTAATGCATTGTAATATATTAAAGAAAATGCAAGATGGAAGACTAAAAATTAAAGTGTTTGGTTATCGCTGGTCACATCCAAACGGCGAAAAAATTAGATATGTGGATAATTTTCGGGTTGTGAAAGCAAGTGAATATACATAGGGTTTAAATAATCATGAAAAAATTAATGATACTGTTTGCAATATTAATGGCTTTTCCTTGTTTGGCAGAAAAATATATTGTGCCGTTTTCTGGTGGTGCTTTAGACAAGCATTCGAATTATCCTGATGTAATAATCAATGAAATATGTATTCACAATGTTGGTTATTTAGTCACAGATAACGGTCATGTTGTTGTGGCAGTAGATCAAAATAATAATCCGCTTGTTTGTAAAGTTAAAGATAAATCAAAGGAAAAATAAATGAATAAATCCAACACAAAAAAATCAGATAAAGACTTATGGGCTACACCTTGGTGGGTTTTTCATTATGCAGAACAGTATTTCAACATCAAATTTGATTTAGATGCATGTGCCATGGAACATAACACTAAAGTGAAAAACTTTATCAGCCCAGAACAAGACACGCTAACAGCAGATTGGCAAGGGCGTTATTGTTGGATGAATCCGCCTTATAGTAACCCGTTGCCGTTTGTGTTGCGCGCAATCCAACAAAGCGTGTTACATAACAAAACGGTGGTGATGTTACTCAATGTGGACGGTTCCACAAAATGGTTTGATATGTGCGTGCGCAATGCTAAAGAAATTGTCTATATCACTAATTCACGGATCCCATTTATCAACAACGAAACAGGCGAGGAAACAGACCAAAACAACAAACCGCAAATGCTGGTGCTATTTGAGCCAAAAGCACCTTACGGCAGTTTGAAATCGTCTTATGTTTCGTTGCATACGATGAAAGAACAGGGATTAAACACAAAATAAAAAAAACCGCTATTTCTAGCGGTTTTTTTCATCATCTAATATTTTTCGTAAATTAGCTTTTTCTTCGTCTGAAAGTTTCCCTAAAACCAATTCAAGCAATTTATCTTTAGTCAATTTGCTACTTCGGGTTGTGTGACCAAACTCCATATTCATTACAAAACGATGACCACACTGGGGATTTTTGCACGCGCAATAATAGCGAGTGAATTCACTGTGTATGCGTTCAGATCTTTCAATGACTGATTTTGAATTACAAACAGTGCAGTAAATATCTGTTGTTCTTGCCATTTTCCCCAAAATCCACAAAATTAACATGTAACTATAATTATATATAACACTGTTATTTTGTATAGGCTTTGAGCGTAAATTTATTTGCTAAAATTTTGCTCTCGGAACTTGATTTTTAGTAAATTTTTAATTTCAGGGTCGCTATTGATCGTTTCTGCTATGATCTCCTGCAGTGGCATAACCTCGTCATAATGATAAACCTCACGATATTTCAACGGATCACCAAGTCCGCCTGTATTTGTCGGGATGATACCACTTAAACCAGCCGGGAATCGGTGTGCGGTTAGCACATCTTGTGCAGAGATGTTTTTGATATTCGCAAATTCATCTTTTGTCCCTGTGTCGCCAATCGGAATCACTTTTAACCCGTCAGGATGACCGCCCGCAATATTAACAAACATGGAACGGAAGTTTCCAACCCCCTTAGATTCGCTGATCTTTCTTGCGATCTCTTCTTCCATTTCTTCGGTCAAGTCGGGATCCGTAGAATATAGAATAAACCCCATATGCGCCCCGTTGCTGAAATAGCGACGACGAAATACAGTAGCATCAGAGTTTAATAGTGCAGATTGGATACCGCCTACATAATCGGGCGATCCGTAAACCTGTTGCATAGGGTCGTAAAGTTTAATGAAGATAATATCTTTCGCATCATAGCGATAGATTTCTTGTGCGGTATCATAAAGTGACTTTTTCATCAAATACGAATAGCCGCCATCTTTGCGCACGCGTAAATAAAGGCTAGATAACGGCACAAGACGCACCACTTGCCCAAAACCATTACGCACTTTTAAAAGCCCCACATCACCAAACTGAATTAAGTTAAGGCAAAGTGCGCGCATATCCATACGAGATAATGCTTTGCCGCCTTCGTAGAGGGCGCTCACCATATTGGCACGACTATGCAGAATTCCCCCATGTTGTGCATTTTGATGAGGTAGTTTAGCCAGTGCATGACGATTCACTGGGGGCAAATAGCAGTTATAATTTTCATCAAAGCCAATACCGACATAATCCAATGCGGGTGAGGCTGTGAGTTCACTCAAGGAAAAAGTGCGGTCATTTATCGGTGCAATAAAAATCCCTTTTTTACTGTCTTTTTTTACATTAGTTTCCACTTAATACACTCCATCCACGACGTTTGCGCGGTTTATCACTTAAAGATTTTTTATTAATAGCATTACAAATCGCAAAAAACACATCGGCATGTTGTGTTTTGACTGTTCGTTCAGCGGTGAACGTCATCGTATTGCCAGATTTTGTTGATTGGTGCTTAATCATTAAAAAGCTAGGCACAATATCCAATTCTTCTTCGCTCCACTCAATTTGCCCATGCTCAACTAAATCATGCACTTTCAGCACCATGCCTGTTTTACTTTCGGGATTGTAAATAATGGCAGTGGCGGCGCGGCGGGCAAATTCTTTCACCAGTTCATAAACCCCATACCCCACGCCAGTCGCATCAATGCCGATGTAAGTCATATTGTATTTTTCATAAAGTGCACGAATTTGGTTCGCTTGATACACATAAGATAGCCCATGCCATTGATGCCGTTCGAGCAAGCGATATTTTTCACCGGGTAACGCAGGCGGGGCAATAATTACAAAACTAGCACCATCACCACTGTGTGCGGGGTCGAATCCGCCCCAGACTTCGCGATCGCCAAATGGGCGTTCAGATTTCGGGTTAAAATCTTTCCATTTCGTAGCATCTACACCACATTTTAAAAGTTGATGAACGGTAAAAATCGAATCCGCATCATCAATCCAAACACACATATAAAGCTGATTAAATGCGTATTTGCTATAGCGTTGTTTCAGTTTCTCAACATTAAATAATGTATCTGCACCGCCTTTTAGCGCATCTTCAATCGTCACGACATAACGCCACTGACCATCGGGGCAAAGTCGCCCACCGTCGCGCAATTCTGCAAAGGTCGGGAATGGAATGTTTTTGCGTTTTGGATCGCCATCGCGCCAGTTATCACCACTCCAAAATGAATAGGATTCATGAAATTTGGAAGACGGAGTGCTGAAATAGGTTTCTCGCCATCTTGCATGCGTTGCCATGGCCGATGCCACATCATTGAATCGCTGAAAGTCACGAATCCATGCGTATTCGTCACCGTACACATGGCCACTATTACCCTGTGACGTGTTTTTGTTGGTTGATAAAAAATGCAGTTCCGCCCCGTTGCTTAAAATAATTGGGTTACCGGTCAGCTCAACGCCGAAATATTCCCGCGCCATTTTCACGATGTAGTTTTTAAAGATTTCTGCTTGTCGCTTACTAGCTGATAAGAATATTTGATTGTCACCGCTGAAAATCGCATCTTCCAAAGCCTCAAAACTGAAATAATAAGTTGCCCCAATTTGGCGCGATTTCAGAATATTTCGCACATCATGGTGCTTATTGGCGCGGATGTGTTTTTGATAATAAAACAACGAATCAATAAACGGCTGGCACATTTCGGGCGTAACGTGGGAAATATCATTCTTTACCCGTTTTTTCTTCTTGCGTTCGTCACCGTCACCGCTGTCGGCAAAGGCGCGTTCACCGCTAGAAACATCATTAGAATTGACCGCACTTTTTGCCGTCACTTTAGCTACCGTTGCTGCACGTTGCTTTTTGTACTGAATATCTTTATCGATAAGGGCTTCTAGTTCTTTTATTTCCTGATCGCTTTTATTTTCCCGTTCTGTCAGCGTGATAATGCGTAGCGCGATCAATTCTTCAATCCCGCTTTCGCTGATTAAATTGCGCCAATTGTATTTTTCCGCCCAATAGTAAATCGGGCGTGTGCTATTTAAACCTAATTCTTCAGCGATCTCTTTCGGCGTGTATTTTTTTAAATATAAAAACTTTGCCGCATAAATCACTTCGTCATCGTAGCGTTTTGTTTTTCTTTTTCTTAGCTTAGATTCAGTCATCTTTTATCTTGCTGTTGTTGTGTTGGGCGTATTGTGGCAACAAAAACAGCAAAATTTTAATGGCAAAAATTGGATCTGTTCGGATATGCGCAGTTATTGATCTATATCCGAATATATCCGAATTTCGCCCCGTGATTTTGCAAAAAAGATCGGCAAAAATGGCGGCACTTACGCAAACAAAGCGAAACATAGGCATTTTTAAAATGAACAAATCTAAACTCAAAACTGATTTTATTTGTATCGCCACATCGGGCTACACCGTGGACGGTCGCCAAATCACAGCTCAAGAATTGCACGAAATGGCGGAAACATACGATCCAGAACACTACACCGCGAATTTATGGCCAGAACATCGCCGTTGGTTCAATATGGGGCAAGTGATCGAACTGAAAGCTGAGGAAAATGAAAAAGGCGAAACACAACTTTTTGCCATCATCGCACCCAACCAAGAATTAATCGAATACAACAGAGCGGGTCAGTATTTATTCACTAGCATTGAAATTACCCCGAATTTCCGTAATAGCGGAAAAGCCTATTTATCGGGCTTAGGCGTGACAGATTCGCCGGCATCTGTTGGTACTACAGAATTAAAATTTTTCAACGCTGAACAAAAGGGCAGTGTTTTTGGCGAATTAGTCAAAGTAGATTTTTCTGTAAAAGAAGATATCGAAGAAGATAAAGCATTCCGCGCTGTTGCGAATGTTTTTAAAAAATTATTTTCATCTTCCACTCAAACGGAAGAACAACCAACTCCCAATAACAACAATAATAAAGAGGACGATGCAATGAACGATAAACAGTTCAAGCAATTAATTGATGCTATGAATGGTTTAGGCACCAAAATTGACAGCCATTTTTCAGCTAAAGTGGAAACCAAGCCAGAGCCACAACCAACAGAAAAGAAAGATGAACAACCGCAAGGCGTAACTGCGGAACAGTTCAATCAACTTTTAACAACGGTTCAGGCGTTGGATAAAAAATTCAACGAATTAAGCCAAGAACAAACCATTGTGCCAAATGGTGTGCCAACCGTTGAAAACGAAAATGTTTATAGCTTAAACGGTTACAACATCGACTTATCAAAAGGATTCTAAACAATGAATAAACAAGCATATTACGCCCTAGCGGCAGCATTAGCGAAACACTTTAATCAACCTATTGATTCAGTGTTACGTGGCGAAAGTTTTGCACTTAAAGCACCTGAAGCAGCATTGTTAGGCGAAAATATTCAACAGCGTTCCGATTTCTTGAAACAAATTAATATGATTCAAGTAGCTCACACGAAGGGTCAAAAATTATTTGGTGCAACAGAAAAAGGCGTTACTGGTCGTAAACAAACTGGCCGTAATTTGGCTAATCTTGATCATACACAAAATGGCTTTGAATTAGCCGAAACGGACAGTGGCATTATTGTGCCATGGGCATTATTCGATTCGTTCGCCATTTTTAAGGATCGCCTTGTTGAGCTTTATAGCGAATATTTCCAAAACCAAGTTGCATTAGACATCTTGCAAATTGGCTGGAACGGTCAAAGCGTAGCAGATAATACAACTAAAGCAGATTTGTCTGATGTGAATAAAGGCTGGTTGAAACTTTTACAAGAACAACGTGCGGCCAACTTTATGACCGAATCTACAAAATCATCAGGCAAAATTACCATTTTTGGTGATAACGCCGATTACGCAAATCTTGATGATTTAGCCTTTGACTTAAAACAAGGCTTAGATTTCCGTCATCAAAACCGAAATGATTTAGTCTTCCTTGTTGGTGCGGATTTAGTCAGCAAAGAAACGAAACTCATCCAGAAAAAACACGGTTTAACGCCTACGGAAAAAGCCGCATTAGGTTCACATAACTTAATGGGCTCATTCGGTGGCATGAATGCCATTACCCCACCAAACTTCCCAGCACGTGCTGCAGCAGTGACAACGCTTAAAAACTTAAGTGTGTACACCGAGGCTGAAAGTGTACGTCGATCTTTACGTAACGATGAAGATAAAAAAGGTGTGGTGACATCTTATTATCGTCAAGAAGGCTATGTTGTGGAAGATTTAGGGTTAATGACTGCTATCGACCACACCAAAGTGAAATTAAATGGTGAAGCATAGGAATTAATACCAAATGGGAATGCGAGATTTTCAACGCCAAATGCAGGCATTAGCAGACATTAATCAAGTATCAGGGAGCAATACACAACAAAGTGCGGTTGCGACTCACGGTAATGATTATGCCGTGCTTGAAATCGCCTTACAAAATGATGTGAACGCAGTACGCGCATTCCCGACACGTGCCGAAAAATTAGACTATAAACGCAACCGATTTTTGCCAAAGTGGTTGCCGTTTGTGAATGAATATTTAGATAAAGGGGCAATTTATCAGAATGATTACTTGGTTTATTGCATTGTGTATTTGTTTGACATTGCTGATTTTGACCGAGCCTTGTCACTGGCTGAAAAAGCAATTCAGCAAAATCAATCTATGCCACAAGGGTGGCAAACCACATTGCCAAACTTTGTCGCAGACCAAATTTACAACTGGACAGATAAAACCGCCGCAGCGGGTCAATCCGTGGAGCCATATTTTACACAAACTTTTAAAAACGTGGCGACCCTGTGGAAGTTGCACGAAATTGTCACGGCGAAGTGGCTCAAATTAGCGGCGGCACTGCTTTTACGCAGTTCACAAGGCAAAGTACAAGCCAGTGGCATTGATGATGCCGAAACACTTGTGCTGGCTATTCAATTATGTAACCGCGCTTTCCAACTCAATCAGAAAGCTGGTGTAAAAAATATGATTGAGCGTTGTGTCATGCGTTTAAACGCATTGGCAAAATCGGGCGATTACGACCCGAACAGTCTTCCCCAAGTGGCGGGCTTGAGTTTGGAAAAACAGCAAATTGATTTTGATCTTGTTATTGAAAAACTTACCGCCCGCCCACTCCAAAATAACGAGGAAGGCAATGTTTAACGGCAGAACACAAGATTACGATGATACAGTCATCACCAATAACGGCTTTTGGTCGGATATTTATGTTGAAGAGTTTCAAAAGCAACGCGCCATTCCGTTGCAAATCCCTGTGGAAATGGTGAAAACGGCACTCATTGCCGCTATGCAAGGCGTTAATTTAGATCTTGCCGAGGTTGAAGAAAATCACCGTAAAAGTGCGGTCAATTCTGTGCAAGAAATTTCAACACAGTGGATTAATGGCGAAAATTATGCCGAAACCCTGTACAAAAAAGCGGTATTTGCCCGCGCCAAAGCGGAGTTACTCCCAGAATTTAACACCCTTTCAGGGCGTGAAATTCACCAAAACCGCGAATACGTGGCCGAGCAAAAAAGCCTATTAGCTGAGGCAACTCATGCTATTCGCACATTAAAAGGTAAAAAACGGGGTTCGGTGTGGCTACTGTAAAGAAAATGCTGTATCAGCAACTCACTGATTTTTTGCTCACAAAATTGCCGAAACGCTATCACGGGAATTTTTACAGCTGGATTGAAGACGGAAAATTATTGAACGAAGGGCGACAAGTGACCGAAAACGGCATAGAAGTGTGTCATCTTTCTTACAACGGTGTATTTCACTTTGAGGCGTTGCCGTTCAATGAAATTTCACCGGCTTATTTAATGGCTTTTATCCAAGTGTGGGTAAACGAAAACGATCAAATGCGCGATGTGTTAGATGATGGCGAAATCCCTTTTGATTTAGACATTATCGACGATAACACGGCAGATTTAATCTTTACCATTGCTTTCCGTGAGCCACTCACGGCAATAGAAGATAGCGAAGGAGAATTAAAAATTGATGGTGTGAATTACCGATTGGACAGCATCGAAATATTCACAGCAGAAGAAATTGACGTTGTCGTAAGGGTTGAACATGAACATCCGAATGTGGATTGATAAAGAAGACTTAAAGAAGTTTCTGAAAGATCTTGAAATCATCAGTTTACCCGATAAGAAAAAACGTGAAATTTTAATCCGCTCTTTGCAAATGATTAAACGCCAAGCAGTGAAAAGCGCGGCAAACCAACGTAACCCGATGGGCGAAAGTTGGAAGAAACGAAAAAACGGTACAGCAAAAATGCTACGCCGAATTGCAAAGTTAGCCAACAGTAAAGCCGAAAAAGCGCAAGGCGCATTGTTTTATAAGCAAAAACGAACGGGCGAAATTGCGCAAGAACACCAAGAAGGAATTCCGCACTTATTTAAAAAAACGGAGTTCCCAGGCAAAAATAAAGGTGGCATTGGGTCAGACCCTTGCACCTTGCGCCAAGCAAAGAAATTAAAAGATTTAGGTTATACCGTGGCAAACGGTAAAACAAAAAACGGCAAAGCTAAACGCCGCAAGCCGACATTAAGCGAAATCCGCAGCACCTTATCACGTGCGAAAGCCAGTTTGATTATACGTAAACTGGAAGAAAAGAATGGTATTAATCCGAGTAGACATTTAACGCAATGGATAATTCCAACGGAAAAACGCCCATTCTTGGATACACGTGAAGAAGAAAACGCCAAGATTATTTTGGCGGAAATTCAAAAATATACTCAAAAACAATAATAAGAGGACAATAAAGAATGTTCCCATCTGTACAAATTAACGCTCTTAATCAGTTAAGTGGCGAAACTAAGGAAATCGAACGCCACGCCTTGTTTGTCGGCGTAGGCACCGTTAATCCAGGAAAGTTATTGGCATTAACGCCTGATTCCGATTTTGACAAAGTATTTGGCGAAACCGATACCGACTTAAAAAAACAAGTGCGTGCGGCAATGCTTAATGCGGGGCAAAACTGGTTTGCGCATGTTTATATTGCACAAGAAGACGGCTACGATTTTGTGGATTGTGTAAAAAAAGCCAATCAAACCGCTTCTTTTGAATATTGTGTCAACACACGATATTTAGGTGTAGATAAAGCCAGCATTGGCAAATTACAAGAATGCTATGCAGAACTACTTGCTAAATTCGGTCGTCGTACTTTCTTTATCCAGGCTGTACAAGGTATTAATCATGATCAATCTGATGGTGAAACATGGGATCAATATGTGCAGAAACTTACCACTTTGCAACAAACCATTGTCGCCGATCACGTTTGCCTTGTGCCTTTACTATTCGGCAATGAGGCGGGCGTATTGGCAGGGCGATTGGCGAATCGTGCCGTCACAGTGGCAGACAGTCCCGCAAGAGTTCAGACGGGGGCTTTGGTCTCATTGGGTAACGCTGAAAAACCGTTAGACAAAGATGGCAATGAGCTTACCCTTGCGCATTTAAAATCACTTGAAACTGCACGTTATTCTGTGCCGATGTGGTATCCCGATTATGACGGTTATTACTGGGCGGACGGTCGCACGTTAGACGTAGAAGGGGGCGATTATCAAGTGATTGAGAATGTACGTGTTGTCGATAAAGTGGCACGAAAAGTTCGTTTGTTAGCTATCGCGAAAATTGCTGACCGTTCTTTTAACTCCACAACCTCAAGTACCGCGTATCACCAAGGCTATTTTGCCAAACCGATGCGCGACATGAGCAAATCCGCAACCATCAACGGCAAGGATTTTCCAGGCGAATGTATGCCACCTAAAGATGATGCCATTACTATTGTGTGGCAAAGCAAAACCAAGGTGACGATTTATATCAAAGTTCGCCCTTACGATTGCCCGAAAGATATTACGGCAAACATTTTCTTAGATTTGGAAACGTTAGGAGATTAATAAATGGAACGAATCAGCGGAATGAGTTTTGATTTCTACATGATGGGCTTTCCGATCCACGTGGAATCAGTGAATCTATCCATTAGTGATAATAGTGCTGTGGCTTTAACCCGTGGTATTCCTGATGGTTGGGTAAGCGGTGATGTAGCTGCAGAAGGTGAAATTGAGCTAGATTCAAAAAACTTTCAAAAATTATCACAAGCCGCCGCAAGTGCAGGCAGTTATCGTAGCTTGCCGGAAGTGGATTTCACGTTCTTCGCAATGCGTGGCGGTGTGCGCGACAAAGTGGAAACCTACGGTAACAAAATTATTTTAACTGACGTGCTTAACATCGACCCAAAAGGCGGTGCGAAAAGCACAAAAAAATTAAAATATTTTGTCACAAGCCCAGATTTCGTGCGCATTAACGGTGTGCCTTATTTATCCGACGAAGATACACGTGATCTTATCGGCTAACCGTGTTTAGGTGCTGGCCGTGCTGACGTATAACAATTATAAACAAGCAAGTGCGGTCAGTTTCCTAAATATTTTAAGGTGATTTTATGAATAACAGAATGGATAGTACTCAGCCTTTTATTGCGTCTGTTGTTGCCTTTGTGTCAGGGCTTACACTAAATGAATGGGCTGCAATATTCGGTATTTTATTTGGTGCGGCATCAGTATGGATTGCCTACCGAAAATACAAAGAAGACGTGCAAGCACGTAAAGATGAATTAGCCTACAAAATGTTGGCGGCAAAAATTGAGGCGAAAAAATTAGGGATTAGTGATGAGTAAAAAATTCGGTGCAATGATTTTATGTTCAGCTGCAGCTGTTGCAACTGCTTTTTTCGCTCAACAAAAAGATTTATCGGAAGAATTACAAAACAAAGTCAGCCCACAAGCCGTTTACATGATTGTTAATTTGGAAGGCTGTGTGCGCAATCCATATAAATGTCCTGCTGATGTATGGACGAATGGTGTAGGCAATACCCACAACGTGGACAAGTCCAAAGTTTTGACCATTGACGAAGTGGCAGCCGATTTACGCCGCAACATTAAAGAGGCAGAAAATTGTATCAACGCCGATTTTAACGGCAGAAAAATGAATCAAGGGCAATATGATGCCATGGTGTCTTTAGCCTTTAATTTAGGCTGTGGCAATATCAAGCGCTATTACAGTAAAAAACACAGCATGACATTACCTACAACGATTTATCGTGCGGCAAAAGCGCAAGACTGGACATTAATGTGCAATCACATTTCTGATTTCAACAAATCGGGCGGTCGAGTATTAAAAGGCTTACAAATGCGCCGCACAAAAGAAAAGGCAATTTGTCTGGGGGAATAATGAATTTTAAATTCTTGGTCATTGGTGCGTTTTTTATTGTGTTTGTTGGTTGTATTGGATCGACACTGCACTATAAAAAACAGGCAGAAACCACCGCACTTTTATTAAAACAAAGTGAACAAACCATTGAACAAAACAAAGCGATGTTGAAGCGGTATGAAACGCAAAATGCGGAATTGACCGAGCAACTCAATCAAGCCAACAAAAAAGCCGAACAACGCCGGCAACAACTAAAGGACGTGCTAAACAATGCAGAAAATAAAATTTGGACTTATGGCCGCGTGCCTGATGATGTTGCTGGCGTGCTCAACCACAGAGCCACAAGTAAATAATTTACAGCTAATTTGCCCACAAACAACCGAATGTAGACCGTTAAACGTAAATATTAAAACTAATGGCGATTTAGCTGACGGGCTGAATCAGGCATTAGATCGTATTGAAACCTGTACCACGGCTTACACGGCGATGGACAAGTGTATTAAAGATTTTAATAACCAAAACAGAAACCAAAAGGGAAACTAAAAATGGAAAAAACAAACGCACAAACTTTGTTAGATAAACTTACTGGCAATCTTAAAGATTCGGTCAAAGTCGATGTTGAAGGGGTTGAGTTCACTTTTCTCCGAGACAACAGCGCATATGATCAAATGATGAATGACATTACGACTGACAATAAGGTGACCCCAATCAAAGATTATCTACTTGCGATTGTGGCTCGTGAGCAAAAAGAAGATTTATTAGCAATTATTAATGTTCCGGGTCTTGCGGGGTTACTTGCAGGAAAAGTGAATGAGGTATTAGTACCAAAAATTAATATTACGGTAAAAAACTAGCTTCGCGTGTGGATAGCATAGAGCGCAATGGCTTATCGCAAGCTATTGCGCTACGAATGCACTACTTACCACACGCAGATAACAGCGACTACAACTTAGCGCGCGCAATATGGTTACATAAACAGTATTTCGAACAACAGGCAAACGCCGTGGCAAGCGGTATCGCCAAGGTATTTTAGGGTTAAACAATGGCAATTCAGGGGCTTGAGTACATCATCAGCTTAAATGATCAGCTTTCCGCGCCACTTAAAGGCGTGATGAAGACCATTGATGATTTAGGCAAGCGTGGTGAAGATGCAATGCGCCGTATCGGTTTAGGTACGGCAGGCATTATTGCTACTGGGGCAGCGATGAAAAACGCCCTAGATCCCGCCATTGATTTCAACCGTGCACTTAATGAAATTAAAGCTACTGGGCGCGAACAAGCTGGATTAGACAAAATTACCGATTTTGCCCTTGATTTTTCCGCAACCTATGGCGGTGCGGCGACTGATGTGGTGAGTTCTACGAATGAAATTGCGCGTGCCATTGACGGTTTAACCGATAGCGAACTTGTCGCTTTTTCTAAAAGCTCAAACATTCTTGCCAAAGCCACTGGTTCAGACGTAAAAGCCATGGGTTCTTATATTTCCCAGTTATACGGTATTTTTGGTGACGAGGCGGCAAAAATTGGTAAAGAAAAGTGGGTTGAGCAAATTTCAGCACAAGCCACCGTTACCGCAAATAAATTCAAATCATCGGGCGAATCCTTAATGCAGGCTTACACTAATTTGGGCTCGTCTGCGAAAGACCACGGCATTAAAACTGCTGAGCAATTTGCCGTTATTGGTAACTTGCAAAATGTGTTTGAGGGAGGTTTAGCGGGGACAAAATACGCGGCCTTTTTAAGTGGCGCGGTAAAAGCACAATCAAAACTGGGTTTATCTTTCCTCGATTCTCAAGGCAAGATGCTGCCGATGATTGATATTTTGGAAAAAATCAAAGGCAAATATGGCGAGTTGAATTCAGAAAATCTCTATGAGCTACAAAAAGCCTTTGGTACTAAAGAGGCCGCACAAGTGATTAATAATCTTTTACCGAAGATTGATACACTTAAAGCGGATATTGCTGAAATCGACAAAATGAAAACCCTTGATGATGCAATGGCAATATCAAAAACGGTAACGGATTCATGGATGCGATTTACTGCCATTTTCCAAAATATCAAAATCGCCATTGGCACACAGATCCTTGCAAAACTTGAGCCTGTGATGAATCGCATTGCTGACATGGGGCAAGAGTTCACAAATTGGTTAAGGGCTTATAAGAATATTGCGCGTTGGATTGGCTATGCCGTGGGTGCATTGATTGGATTTACAGGACTAACGGCAGCACTTACACTGATGAGTGGTATTGTTTCGGCAGTCGGTGTGGCATTTTCTTTCTTAGTCAGCCCAGTTATGTTAGTCGTAGGTGCTGTGATTGGGTTATGTATTGTAATTTATAAATTCCATTCTCAATTTATGGCATTTATAGCTGGCTTTATCGAAGGATTCAAAATGGCTAGCGTATCTTTTGCGCCTTTGTTTTCTGCCTTTGCGATTGTATGGAGTGCATTGCAACGCATCGGCTCAACCATCGGGCGAATTATTGGCTTATTAGGTAGTGCATCCGATTCGGCATATAGTTTCCAACAATTCGGCGTAGATATGGGCTATGCGTTAGGTGCCGTATTTAATATTGTGCTTAATGCCGTGGAATTAGTCGCACGTTCATTCGGGTTTATGGCAGATGTATTTGCGATTTCTATCGGTGCCATGATTGATGGTTGGAATGCTATAACCGCACTTTGGGACAGTAACAAACCAATTGAAAGTTTTTCTAATATTGCTACTGCTTTAGGCAATATCTTTTCAAATGCGTTTAAAGGTATCGTCAATGCATTCACTTCGGTTATCAATTTTATCATTGAAAAAGCCAATTCATTGCCAGGCATTAATATCCCGCTGATCCCCAAATGGGAAGATGGCGCTTTACCAATGCAAAGCAGTGCGACAGCCGTGGGGGCATCTATCGGTACGCAAGCATTGCAAATGCAAAATCAGCTTGGCGCATTAAATACCACCTCGCCAAAATTTGAATTGAGCGAGCAAACACAACCGCAATTCACCAAAATGCCAAGCGGTTCGGTCAGCAAAGCCATTACACAAAACCAACAAACCACGAAAACGATTAATTACGGCGGTGTCACCATCAACAGCAACGATGGAAACAAAGTATGGCAAGAAATGCGCAATCGCGAACAGTTGGCCGCGGGGTGATAAATGGAAAAACTTTACCTTGATTTATTAATTACCGGTGAAGACATCACGCTAGATAGCGGCAATCAACCACTAATTTGTGATAACCGAATTTCAATCGCACAAGATATTAAACACGCCATTTTAGAAAGTGGATTGGCGACACAACTTATCGCAGAGCGTTCGCGCATTTTACGTCGCGATATTATTTTGCAAATGGTGTTATTGGTTGAAGAAGATGTGCGATTAATCCCCGGTACGGTATCAATTATTGAAGAAAAATTAGGGCAATTATTTATTACCGCTGAAACTTATGAATTTGGGCGACTGGATGAATTGGAGTTACGTTTTAATGAGTGAAAATTTTAAACAAATGTTAGCTGAAAGCGGATTGCCAACGGAAGAAACGCAAATCCGACAAGAATTTGAACGCTTAACCGCAGAAGAAGGATTGATTACTAACACAAGCCGAATGAGTCCATTCTGGCGATTAATCACTGCCATTGCTGTTAAGCCTGTGAAGTGGCTGACAGATCATTTAATTGCTGAAATTCTGCCGAATTTATTTGTAAAAACTGCAAAAGATAGTTGGTTACAAATTCAAGCGTGGGCAGTGGGCTTAGATTTTAAAGCAGCAACAAAAGCAGAAGGTGTTGTGCATTTTACAAAAGAAAGCGATGTAACCGATCTCACCATTAAAGCGGGCACAGTGATTCAGACAGAACGTATTAATGATGTGATTTTCCGCCTTATAGTGACACAAGACACAGTGATCCCTAAAGGCACATTACGCGGTGCAGTGCCAGTAATTGCCGAAAATGCAGGCTCAAACTACAACCTTGCTGCAGGGTATTACCGTATTCTGCCAGAATCTATTGCCGGAATAAGTGCGGTAGAAAATTTAGAGGATTGGCTCACCTCACCAGGTGCAGATCGTGAAACAAATGACGAGTTACGAGAACGCTATCGAACTCAGTTTTCCAGCGTTGGCCAACATCACATTGACAGTGTTTACAAAGGCATGATTGCGAAAGTTGCCGCCTTATCGGTGGACAGAATTTATTTTAAACACGATGCGCCACGTGGCCCGGGAACGGCAAACGCCTATTTGTTGTTAGACACAGGCGTAACCAGTCAACCGTTTATTGATAAAGTCAATCGCCACGTGCGCGATGAGGGCTTTCACGGTCACGGCGACGATTTAATTTGTTATGCCATGCCGGAAACCAAACACAATTTAACGTGCGCAATTTACTTTCAGCCGTCCATTTTTGTCGGCGACGTGCGTAAACAAGAAATCGTACAACAAGTGGAAAATATGATCCGCTGTGCATTCCGCGAAAATAATAATTATGGTGTAACAAGGACTTACCCTTTTAGCCGTTTTAGCTGGTCGAAATTAGGTGAGGAAATCCACGACAACATCAGCGAAATTTCCTCTATCGTGTGGGGGCAAAGCGACATTCAAAGCGATTTATCTATTCCGCGTATTCAGCAGTTATCTGTCACTGTGCAAAAGTAAGGGGCGAAAATGAAAATAAAATTGCCCTTTTGGATGGATAAAGGCGAATTAAGCAAAATCGCTGTGCTATTAGGTAAATGGTGGGATTACGTTTTAAGTGCGGTCAAATTTCCGTTCAATATTTTAGACGAAGAACACTGCAGTGAACGCATTTTAAATTTGATCGCATATCAACGCGACGTAGAACGATTTGAGGGCGAGCCGTTGGAGTTGTTCCGCAAGCGCGTGAAATATGCCTTTTTAAATGCGAAAGATGCAGGCAGTAAAGCGGGCTTTATCCGTATTTTTGAACGCCTAGGGATCGGGTATGTAGAAATTGAAGAAAGGTTCGACGTGGAAAACTGGGATGTAATCAAAATTCGCTTGAGCGATTCTCAGTTAGCCAAGAAAACGGAATTATTGAATTTAATCATCCGAAAATATGGCCGCACTTGTCGGCGTTATACCTTTGAAGTGATTACAAAAGAAAGTGTGACGATTCACCATGGCGAATTTAATCACGATTATCAAAGTTTTTATGTGAAAGTAAACTGATAATAACAACAATAATAAGAGGTTTATTTATGGCTAGTTTAATTACGCCACAATTTGAACGTTACGTTGCAGAACAAACCGTTGCACGTGGCACGGTGCAGTTTGATGAATTTATTTTCGCCAACATTCCTGGTTTAAATGAAAACAATCTTGCGCAATATCTCACTATGCCGACATCAGCACAAATTGTACACCGTCAATCCGTATCACAAAGTGGTGTAATAAATGAAAATGCCGTGGTGTATTCGGTGACGATTGGTACGGAAGTGGGCGATTTTGATTTCAATTTCATCGGCTTGATCAATAAATCAAAAAATATGCTTGCTGTTGCTGTGCAAACTGCGCCAGTAAAGAAAATTCGTAATAAAAATGCTGTACAAGGTAACAGTATTACCCGAAATATCCTTTTAGAATTTTCAGGTGCAAAAGCATTAACTGGGATTAATGTTAATGCTAATACATGGCAAATTGATTTTACGGTGCGTTTACACGGGCTTGATGAGAAAATCCGTTTAACCAATCGTGATTTATATGGTAGAGCGGTATTCTTCGATGATGGTTTCCTGGTTAAACGTAAAACAGGTAATCAATTTACTATTCAACCAGGTGTAGCTTATGTTGAAGGGGTGCGTATGGATTTAACCGCACTTTATAACCTCACCGTAAACAATCTACCGTGCTCAGTTTATGCCGATGTTGTGCATCATTGCACCGTAACGGGCGAATACCAAACCGAAATTAAGTATCTTACGCAATCAAAAGCAGATTATGTGGATACCGCAAATCGCCAGCATTATGTGCAAATCCTTGCCGACATTGACAGCCAAGGCAACGTAACCGACCGTCGCTTGCTTTCACCGTTTTTAGGAATGAATCCTCTAACACTGGACGACACAACCGAAAACACCAAAGACAAACTCGGACATACGCACAAGTTACCTATTGCAAGTCTTGTTAAGCGTGGCATTGTAAAATTGTTCTCAGGCTATGATTCAGATGCCGAAGATATGGCTGCAACGCCGAAAGCAATTAAAGGCTTAAAAGCATTAATTGATGCAATTACGCGCAATTTAGGTAATTACATTCCAAACAGCAAAAAATCCTCTGCAGTAAATAGCAATAGCGCAGAAACCGTCGCAACCAGTGCGGCGGTTAAGACGGCTTACGATAAAGGCGTAGAAGCAAAAACTGCTGCAGACAACGCCCAGCGTAGTGCAAATGATGGCATAAATAGAGCTAATAATGCGCAATCATCGGCAAATGAAGCAAATAATAATGCGAATGGTCGAGTATCTAAATGGGGCGATACGATGATTGGAAGTCTTGCCATTACAGGTAGTCTATCTGGCGGTTTTGCCAATGGGCTTATGCTTAAAAATAAAGCTGGCGGTCAAAATACAAGTGTGTTTGTTGATTTTTATCAAACAGACAATATCCCTCGCGCATCAATGTGGATGAGAGACGCAGGTAAGAATTCTACTCAAATCGAATTTCTCAACACGCCAGAGGGGGCGGATTGGAATATAGACAGCCGACAAAATGTATTTACGATTACATCATCTGGTAACCTGTGGAGCAAGGCATTCGGCTGGCTGCATGATTACTTCATGAAACGATCTGACTTTATTCATACCTGGTATCCAAATCATTACAACGGGACCACAGTTTACAAGATTAGACATCTTAATTTAATGATTACTGTAATGTATGCCACAGGAGATAAGGAGCTTATTTTGCCTGAAATTTATGATGGTCATTTTGGCGTGTGGGCAACAGATAGAGGGGTAGGCAAAATATCAGTCAATAGCAATTATCCTGTCAGTAATAACCGTGTTAGAGTTGGCGGTAGAGGAGATACTGCAGTGTCAGTATTAGTTATTGGTCATAAAAACGTTTAGGAAATATATGTTAAAACAATTTAACCCAGAATTATTATCATTTAGAGATCCAACTACAAAAGAAGATGGTTGGTTCGATGTCGCTACACAAGATGATATTAATGCTATTTCATTGAGTATTACAAATGGCGGTTGTGTTTGGGTCGAAAATGGACAAATAAAATGCTCAGGAAAAGCTCCGAGTGAATTTCATTTTTTTAATGATAAAACAAAAAAATTCGAAATTTCAGAAAATAAAAAAAATGAGTATTTAAATAAGCGAAAATCTATTTTAATGACAACAATTGCCAATAAAACTGATAATTTTAAGGCACAATATCTTGCAGGCTATTCGCAAGCGGAAATTGATAGTTTTTACCGACAAGAACGTGAGGCGCGAAACGAATTGCCGTTGATGTTACTTACTGAAATTTTTGAAGGGCGTGATGACTTAAAATCAGTCGATGATCTGAAAAAGAAAGTAATTGAAAAAGCGGATTTGTTTGCAATCATCATGGGGAAATTGTTTGCCATTAAGCAAGGGTTTGAAACCCACATTGAAAAGGCTCAAACAATGGAAGATCTAGATAAAATCGAAGAGGATATTAACAAATGGCAAAAAATTTAAAAACATGGGGCTATCACGTTTTAATCGCTGCAGATCAGTTTTTTAATGCTCTTACTGGCGGTGCGGCAGATGAAACTTTATCAAGCCGTACTTATCGCCGCGCAATATTAACGCAAAGCAAACCTAAAAAGCGTTGGCGCGTGCTTTATCGTGTCATCAATGGTTTATTCCGTGATCCGAATCATTGCGAAACAGCATACCATAGCGAATTAAACCGCAAGCAATATTCGGACGACTTTAAAATAAATTAACAGGTGTTTTTAACATGTGGCAAAAACAAAAACTAAAATTATCCCCACAGGCAAAAACAACACTACAAAACGCACAAAAGGGGATTATTTCCCCTTTTTCGTTATCTGTAAGTGGCACAAAATTGGGCGTGCATAATTGGTCGCACGGTATCAAAGAAAAATCCAATCACTATTTATCACCCGAAAATGCCGTGAAAGCACTGGCGGCAAAGTTAGTCGATTATGCCGATCCGAATAGACCTAAAGGCACGCAAGATGTTATCGCTATTATGGTGACAAATAGCAATATTGATCAATTCATCATAGATTTAGAAAACGTGCGTGAATTATTGCCAGAGCCGACATTTAAACAGGCATTGGACTATGCCAAATCAAGCAAAAATTTACAAGAAACTAAAATGATTAAAACGCCCACTATGGCGAATCCATCATTTTCTAATAGCGCAGACATTACACCAGGTTCCGCCCGCACGATGCAAAGCATTTTGCGCAATGCTACATCAGCTGCCGTTGCCGCACAAACTAAAGACCCTATGGTAATGATTGAGGCATTAAAGGCAGCGAAAAAAGAACGTGACAAAGCCAATAACGAAAAAGTCGAAAAAATGCTGAATACATCAGCGAATGTATATGCGTTTTCTGTTTCAGATTATCTCGAAGTAGCGGAAACAAAAATCAAATTGAATGTGCCGACGGCGGGTAATGTTTTTACAGCATGCGTGATGTTTATCGGTGCGAACTTAACCAATATCAAAGGGATGTTACAAAATGGCTAGAACACCGACACAAGCCCGCAATCCAAGCGTACAACTTGCGCTAAATGGTACGCCTATTTATCTACATAATATCATGATGAGCGTGTCCGTTAAACGCGAAGAAAAGGATATGAGCGGTCAGAAGTCTAGTACTAAAAAGTCCGATAAAGGCGTAAAGGCCAAAGAATTAAACGTTACCGGATTTATTCCATATGCTCGTAAAGAGTGGTTAACAGATTTATTTAATCTTGCCGAGTCTGAAGACGGGAAAGGTGAACAGTCTAAATATCGAGTATCTTGCACGATTGCTGAGGCAGTCAACATGCGCGAGGTGCAATTTAGTGGTGAAGTGACGGCAGCAGAACAGAGCGGGCAGTTAGGGTGGGCCATATCGTTTACTTTACGTGAAGTAAATTCTGTAGCCGAGAAAAAAGACCAACGTAAGCAAAAACCAAAAGCTAAGGCACAAGGAGAAAAAGCACCAACGGCACAAAGTTCACAATCGACAAATAAAAGTGATATTGAACATTCAGGGAAATCAGGAGAAGAAAACAAGTCGAATGAAAGAAAAGGCTGGGCAAAAGATTTAGATGATTGGATTGGTTCATAAATGAAAATTATAAAAACATGTATTATTGATGGTGAAGAATTGGAACTAGCTGATGAACTCATCGTTTTAGAACTTAATAATACGGGGCGTGGATTTGTCACGGTTCGTACGGATAAAGCTTGCCTTGGCAAAAGCGCAATATTTGAATTAGGGGAGTTCGATCATTATTACAAATGGTTTGATGGCGTTGTAGAACGGGAGCAAGGTGAAGATAATGGTTATAAAAAATTATTCATTCGTGAAAAGGTCGCAGTATTTGAAAAAACATTAAACTGCTCACACCGACATATTACATTGCGTGATTTGTGTGCGTGGATTACAAGTCAAACCCAAATACCAGTTAAAGTTCCTCAAGCGGATTATGCAGATACACCAATTTCACTATTCACACATAACGGTAGCGGTTATCAGCTTTTAGCCAATATTGGGCGACAATATCAGATTCCCGATTATATGTGGCAGCAATCACCAGATGGATCATTATTTATTGGTTCGCATAAAGATTCCCGTTGGGCGGGAAAGAATATTGAATTCGATGAAAGTATGACTTTGGCAAGTGGTAGCAATGATATGACGATTCCTATCACTGCTGCTATTCGTCCTGGAGCGATTATCAATGGCAATATAATTCAAAAGGTTGAACTATTTGGCGATGATTATGTGCTTACCTGGGAGAACTTAGGTAAAGATGGTAAGCCTGAACAAAAGAGCCCAGAACGAAGACAAATGGAAAAAACATTCCCCGAATTAGCGGGCGGGTATCACTTGCCGAAATATGCGAAAGTTGTCGGCATTGCAGACCCTTCAAGCGGCGGGGATATATCTGATCCATTTCGTCCGAAGTATGCCGTTGAGTTACAACTACTGGACGAAAATGGAAACGAGGATAAAACTGTGCCAGTTTATCCTGCAGTACCGTTACCTGTAACAAGTACAGGTTCACAAGGCGGAGATTTTGCTTTTCCTGAAGTGGGAACGATGGTAGAAGTGGGTTTTGCTTATGGGCGAAGCGATCAACCTTTTGTGCGAACTATGTTAGCACAAGGAAAAACAGTACCAAGTGTTGCACCGGGTGAGCAACTCAAACAGCAACGCCCAGAAGTGTATGAACGCACCGATGCAGCAGGCAATAAGATTCGAGAAACTGATCAGAAGATTACAGATAAATCCTTTGAACGCCACATCGAAACCGACAGCGAAGTAAAACAAATCGGCACGTCAAATGTGACGATTGATTCTGATAAAACAGAAACTATTGGCGGAAATAACACTATCAGCGTGTTAGGTAGTATCAACGACACCACGGCAAGCAATCGCACCGTAGGAACAGGCGGAACACTGCAAGAAAAAATTGTAGGACTAGCGCAACGCGTTTCAGACGAGAAAAATAAAATCGTCGCGCCATTAAGTTATATGGGGTCAGAAGGGCAAAACATATTTAGACTTTTGGAAGATACCATTCAACTATTGGGCGAAGTCGCAAGCGCCATTGCAACGCACACGCACAGAGGTTCACCTCCGCCAGATCAAGCAAGTACATTTACCCAGCAGGCAAGCCAAGCAGAAACAATCAAAGGTAAACTTACACCGATTATTGAGTAACAACCGCAATTCATATAAAACCAAAGCCGCACAATGTTGCGGCTTTTCTTTATCTCCACGATATACATATCAGAGACATCAACCACGGAAAATCTAAGTTATTGTTATAACAAATAAATATACGTAATAAGCAATATAAAACAATTCCACGGAAATTTTTCACGTAAAAACGCAAGGCACGGAAAATCCACTTCCTCCCCCGCCGAATTTGCGTTAAAAATTTACATTTTTTCAGTTAATTTTCAGATTGAAAAATTGGGTAAATGGTTGAAGTAAAAGAGATCGTTTTAATGAAAGAATAGAGATCTTAACTGTAAAATTTACGGGGTTTTACAGTGTTTTTCACTTAAAAGAGATCTGTGTAAGTTTGTAGGCGATTACAGCATATTGATTTATAAAGTATTTTTATCTTTTACGTGATAGTTAATAAGAAATTTTAATTTCACTTTTTAATGATTGGCGGCATCGCCACTAAGATAAATAATTTATGAATGAAAGTGTAAAAAATGGAAATCGCACCGCCATTTTATCGCCACTTAAGAAAGAATTGGTGGGTCGTGAAGGATTCGAACCTTCGACCAACGGATTAAAAGTCCGCTGCTCTACCGACTGAGCTAACGACCCAAAAGGCTGATTCTA